AGGTGAGGGGCCCCCGCCGTCGCGGAAGCCCCTCTGAGTGATGCGGTCGGCTAACCCTCCGCCGCATCGACTGACCACGCGCCTTTCCACAAACACGCGGCCAGCAGTCGGTAGTCTACAGCCCTTGGATGCCCCTGGTCGCCAGCTCCAGGGCTGCATGGCGCACGAACTCGGCGCGGTTGTGGAACCCGAAGTGGGCCACGCCACGGTTCAGTTGGGCGTACTCTTCATCGGTCCAAGTGACCTTGGTCTGCTTGTTCCGCTTCAGGTGATCCGGTAGCCCAGGGTTGCCAAGCCCAGGACGCCAGCCGCCCCTCTTCTGGTATCGGGTGCGCCGTCGCTGAGTCATGAGAACAACCACTCCAGCAGCCAGATCGCAGGGAAGGCCAGCGCCGCCCAGAACAGGCAGCAGGTGAGGATTGCCTTGGGCGTCAGTCGCGCCCCCATGTAGAGATCTCGTTCGTTCATCGTTCGGATCGGCCAGCAGCCGCGCACAAGGTCCAACAGTAAAGCATCCCCACCACCACAATCAGGATGCCCACGATCACCGGGAGCCCCTCCGCTTACCGCGCCAAGCATGATAGGCACGCCGCAGGTTCTCCACGGCCAGCGTCTCGTCCGCACGCTGCCGCTGGGCAGGCCATAGGATCATCGGCGCAGTCCCCGGAGCGAAGCCCGGAACCTGGGTGCCATTGCGCCAAGCCTCTAGCCGACGCCTGCGCTTTTGCTCTGCTGTCTCAGGCATCTTGGCACCGCTCACGATACCGCTCGTCCAGATAGAGATGGTGCAGACGCTCCAACTCGTCGAGGTTCACCTGCATATCGCGGAGATACACATGGTCGCCCAGGTGACGGTCGAACAGCGACAGCATGAAGTCCAAGTCCTGCGCGCTACAGGTGAAGCGGCAGTTCGAGAACCGCACCAGCACGGGCAGCAGCCGCGTCTCATTGTGCAGCGCCAGGACGCGGGCCTCATGCTCGCGCACGAATCCGTAGTTCCGCTCAATAGAGCGCACCACTAGGGTCAGGTCAGTCATGGGGGGAGAGGGGGTTAGGGGGTTAGTCGAGGTCGAAGAAGCTAAACGGGAACCCGCAGGACGGGCAGGACGGGGGGGCATCCCCGCTTGAGGACCCGCAGCCGCAGCCGCAGGCCCAGCCGAGAGGGGGGGTCATTTCTGCAACTTCTTCAGCAGCCGCAGGATCGCCAGCATGGTCTCCGCGAGATCGGAGTCCTCGGGTTCGTCGGGTTCGTCGGGTTCGTCGGACTCCTCGGACTCCTCGGACTCTTCCATCGTCTCGCCATCGTCGTCCCTCACGATCTTCCAGCCGTCTGCGAACTTGGCCCCGGTGAAGTCAGCTCCTTCGAGTTGGGCACCTTCAAGGCAGGCGAAGAAGAGGTTGGCTCCGCGCAGATCCGCTCCGCGAAGGTCGGCAGATTCCAAGTAGGCCCACCTCAAGTCAGCCCCGCGCAGGTTGGCTCCGCGAAGGCAGGCCATCTGGAAATGGGCGCTTTCAAGGTCGGCACCAGCAAGTTGGGCGTCTCGCAGGTCGGCCCCAAACAGGTTGGCCTTTTTCCCCTCTGGGCTCCCATACTCCAGCCACATAGCGTGCGCCTCTAGGATCCGGTTCAGGTCTCCAATGTTCATCACTTCACCCCCTCGATCTTCCGGGTCCACGCGGTCACATTCTTCAGCCAATGCTTGTTGAGCCCGGTCGGATCATTGTCCGCACCTACCGGGCAGTAGCGCCGGGCCAGGGACTCCAAGAAGTCCCCCTTCTTCCCGGCCTTGGTCCAGCGGTCATAGTGCTTCTGCACCGTGGCCGCGCACCAGCCCGCTTGAGTCCGGTACGACTTGCCCAGGGCCTTAGGGTGCAACACCCCGTACTCGCGCCCCGCGCGTCCGTTCTCGGCGTGTCGGATAGCAGCCACAATCGGGGCCAGCTTGGCCCGTAGCTCCGGGCGGATATTGACGCGCACCGCGTCCTCGAACTGGGCGGCGTGGGCCGCGCCGTCCTTGCGCTTGATCGCGTCGGAGGCATTGTCCGCCAGCACCGGGGACGCGAGGGCGAGGAGGGTTAGGAGGAGGCGGATCACGGCTGCACCTCCAGCAACTCAGCTAGAGCATCCTCGCGCACTAGCTTTCCGCGCATGTCCTCGACCCAAGCATCGGCCCAGGAGCGCCGAGGGATACGATCTCTCTTGGCGTGCCGCGCGAGGTTGCGTATCGCTTCCTCGACGGTATGGCCGGGCGAGTAGATCCCCATGCCTCCTGTGGCGAGGTAGGCGCGGAAGCGCGGGTCCTCCACCGGGGGCAGGCAGCGGCAGGGCTTCATCGCTTCACCTCCTCGGCATCGGGGCGCACAAATCGCGGGGCCATAGGATGCGAGGTTGGGTCATGCTCGCACCCGCCAGCGCGGGCGATCTCTTGCATGATCTCGGACATGGTGAGGTCGGAGCCCCACTCGCGCATGGTGTCGAGGCGCTCTTGGATTCGAGCGGCTTCCTCGGGGGTTAGGTCGTCGGGAGTATCGAGGTGGATCATCGGAAAGGTCTCAGGGTTAGGGTCAAGCGCGGGTCCAGTCCCGCAGGGCGAGCATGAACTCGCAGTTGTTACAGGTGAGGGCCGTCCAGTCGAGGTGATACACGCGGGCAACCGCGCCACACTCGGAGCATCGGATCAGGATCCCCTCCGCAGGTACACTAGCGCCAGCGCCCAGCGCCTCCCCGTTCGGGGAAGCCTCCCAGGTGCGCCCGCCGTGGCGGTCGATCAGCCGCTCTAGCTTCCCCGCGAGCTTGGCCTCCGTCTCAGGGTCACCCTTCCCCAGCGCCGCCAGCAGCAGCGCGTCCGAGGCGTCCGAGAGGAGACGGAGGAGGTCCGGGTGGAGCGTGGGGGTGAGGGTCACGGCTGCACCTCCTCGGTGTGGCTGGAGGTGGCTGCTGCTAGGTGGACGCCGACGCGGATCGGGTTCTCGGCCAGGAACTGATCGAGCAAGGGGCCGATGCGCTCGTCTTCTCGGCTCTCGTCTTGGAGCCAGCTCTCGATGAGCGCGGCGAGCCGCAGATTGCGAAGTCGGTTGCTGGTGGCGGGGTCGGTGTTGGTGGTACTCACGGCTTCACCTCCCCCCCGGCGGTCATGAGGGCACGCTTAGAACGCGCCCCATGGGGGCGGATCAGGATAGACCTAGCACCCGCTCGCGCATTGCCAGCGCACAGCCCGCAATCGATGCACGCTATCCCCTTGGCATCCGCGAGGCATTCGATGGCGTCGCCGGGGGCATCCGTAGGATCGGACGCGAGCCCGAAGTACCGCCAACCCAGCGCCGTGGCAGCCATGCGGTCCGCGACCGTATCCGTTGAGGCCATGAGGATATCGGCATACTCCGGCGCGCAGGTCCGCCATTGGTGCGTGTAACCCGTCCAGACCCGCGCAGTATCCGTAAGGGCGCGCAGCACCTGCAGGGGGAGCATGGCGGGATCCCCGTAGGATCCGAGGCGCACCGCCTTTCCCGCTACCAGACGGCGCACGACCTCCAGGTCCGCCCGGGGATAGGATCCCCGCAGGTAGGCTCGCGATTGTGAGAGGGGAGCCTGCCCGAGGTTCACATAGCACCCGCCGCCGGTCGCCCACCGCAGGGGACAATCCCCGCAGATGCTACGGTCCGCACCGGCTCGGGACGCCTCCATGGCGTCCATATCCGCCCGCAGGATGGAAACCTGCAGCATCGGGCCCGTCTTGCGATTGGAGCTTGGGGACACTAGCCCGGAGAGAACCGCCACAATCGGCGCCCCGTCGATGGGGCTGGGTCCTTCCCAGACCACGACCGTATTCGGGCGCGCCGTGCGGGGAGGAGCGGAGGGGAGGAGCGCGATAGCGTCGCGCAGGATGGTCTCGGGGTTAGTCGGTTGCATCGTGGAAAGGGGTTAGGGTCTAGGGTTAGTGCCCGTCCGTGGGCCTAGGGGCTCCATCCTCGCAGGAGCCGACGCCTAGCGTGGGGCTAGGTGCGGGGAGGTCCGCTCCCCTTCGGGTCACTCGACGCCCTCCCGGGAGCTACTGGCCCTCCCCACAGAGGTTCAATTCGTGCAGGGCCGCATGGAGCAGGTCCCATTCGCATCCGCAGCGGGAAGGCTCCTCGAATCGGCCTAGTTCGAGGATGTAGCTCTCCATGCTGGCCCGCTGGACTCCCGCCCCCAGCGGGAGGAACCGCTCTGGAACGATCCCCCAGATGGAATCAACCTCGGTCCACTCGTCGAATGGGCACGCTCGCACCTGCGCGACGAATCCCCAAGCACCGTAGTCCTCCACGCGCCGGGCTTCTTCCTTCTCCATTCGTGCGAGGGCTCGCAGGTTGGCTCCCGGCTCGCCCCGGAAGCCCTCCCAATCGGTGCAATCGGAGAAGTCCAGATCCGGGCAGGCGAGGATTCGCACGCGGCCCGCCTCGCGCTCGGCCTCCCAAGCGTTCCAGAGTTCAACCCATTTGCGGATCATGCGCGGTCGGACCCCCCGGGAACGGGCATCGGTGTAGTCGGTTCTAGTTAGCATCGGTGGAAAGGGGCTAGGGTTAGGTGGGGGGGGAAGGGTTCAGGCTTCGTCGGACTCAAGGGGCCAGAATCCGAAGTCCGTCCCGTCCCCCTCAAGGGTTCCGAAGTAGGTCCCCTCAGGGGCGGACTCCTCCAGTTTCTCCCTCACGTCCTCCAGCACATAGCCGCAATCCTCCGTCTCCCACCATTCGGCGTCCTCATCCTCAAGGGCGTAGGACGGGATCGGGGGATGCCCGGATCCGAGCGTGAGTTGATCGTAGGCCGCAGGGTTGACGGTGCGGAGGGCGTCGAGGAAGGCCGGGATGAGATCCTGGGGACGGTGGGTGCCGTGGGAAATGGTGCCGTGGAGCATGGTGGAAAGGGGCAAGGGGTGGAAAGGGGTCAGGGGTCAGGGGTCAGGAAAGGTAGGTTCCGCAGACGACAGACTCCCCATCGTCCGTGAGGCGAATCACCACGCCGCTGAAGTAGCTGTCGCCGTGGTAGCCGTCCCAGCCCGAAAGGGACTCGGGGGCGCGGCTGAAGTCTTCCAGGGAGTACCAGACTCCCCGGTACTTGAAGAACGAGCCGCTATCGGCGGGGTCGGTCCAATCGAACTCGGACGCGAGGATGGGGGCCGGAACCTCGAAGCGGGAAACGATCGGACGGGCTTGGCCGTTGGACTTGATCTGGAGCATGGGGTGGAAAGTGTGAAGGGTGGAAAGGGGCGAACCCGGTTGGGCTCGCTTCACGGGTTCTATCGTAGCATCTACGGGTCCGTCTGCACCTCCAAACCCTAGAATCTTTGGCAGAATCTACGGGGATGCGGAAGCCTAGGGAGGACAAGGGGTTACGCGCGGGGATGGGGAGGGGAGGATGCTGGGGTCCCGGGATGAGGGGGGATGGGAGGGGGATGGGGCCGTCAAGTGTGCGGATGCGCTCACTCGCGCTGCAAGCCGCTTGTAAGAGCAAGCCGCTTGTACCTGCAAGCTACTTGCACCTAGCGTCGAGCCTGGGACCCCTAGCTATAGAGCCTCCGCACCCCTCGAATCCGCCCCAGCCTCCCCGTGTCGCATAATATCTCATACGTTGCGCAGGGATCGGCCCCCCAGCCCCCTAGAACGGGGGTCGGCCTCGAACCTCCGCGCATCGGGCATCCCTTGCCCTCGATGATGTGCGGAGCGGGCGAGAGGGAGAGGGAGGGAGGGAGGCTAGGGAGGCGCGAGCTGGCGCGCGAGAGAGGGGGGGAGAGGCGCGCGAGAGATGCGGCCGGGCCCCCCCCACCCCCACCCCCACCTGCCGATCGCGCGCGGCTCGGGTCCCATATATATATACGCCCCCACACACCGCCCCATCACACCCCCACCCATTACACTCCGCTTACAATCCCCCACAGCCCCCCAGAGCCCTTCTCGAAGCTCCCCCCTCTCCTGGCTCGCCTTGCTCCCCTGCGTCCCTCAGACGGCTTCCCAGAGCCCCTGTGAGACTTGTTGAGTTCGAGACTTCCCTGGGTCCCCCCCCTCGCTCCCTGAGAGCCTGTTCGGTGTGGTGTTCGGTAGTGTTCGGTTGAGCAGAGCTTGGCTGGTTACCCCTACCCCCCACCCCCGGGCCCTACCCCTCTTGTGTGTTTGGTAGCGGGTCCCATACGGTTCCCCCCGTTGCATTTGCATTGCAAACGAGCTGCACTTGCATTGCAATTGCATTGCACTTGCACGGTCTAAGAAGCGAAAACCCCATTTGAAGGGCCTAGGAAGGGGTTGTAGGCTTTGTGGGCTGGGGCGTCCGAAGAGCGTGCGAGTTCTCGTCTCCCTATACTGACCTGACCTTGACCACTAACACGGGCCTTGCCCCTGGTCCGGGGCGCTCCAGCACCTCCCTTGCTTGGCCTCGGGGTCTGGTGGGAGTGTGAGTTGTGTAAGGGAGCGTGGTTCTAGGGCCCTGGAAGGGGGTTACCTAGATTTCTGGCGTTTAGTGCTTTTGACGCCCCCCCGGCTCGCGTGGTAAGGGTAGCAGGCAACAACGGGGAGTTTCTGCTGCGAGTGACTTCGTTTGCCGTGTCTTGTGTGGCTTCAGGCAGCAGAGGGGGGTGTCGCGGGGGCGACACCGTGAGTTCCTTCGGAACTCATTTTTGGGGCTCCGCGAGTGTGTGCTCTACAGCTCGTTGAAGGCCCAGACGATGAGCTTGCCTTCTCCGGTGAGCGTGAGGTGACCTTGTTCGGCGGAGAGGTCGCGGAAGTCAGCGACCCAGTCGCGTGCGATCCAGGCGGCGACGACGGATCGAGGGATGATGCCGTTAGGGCCGTCGTAGAGGTTTGGGTTTTGCCGCTCGCGCAGGTCGTAGTGCAAAGCGTATTCGATGGGAAGGCCCGACCAGGCTTCAGAGAGCCGGGTCATGAGGACTGCGGTGATGTCCTTGCTTGGCTGGACCATCGAGTGAGAGGGCATTTAGGGGGGTCAGAAACCCACCCAAACCACCCGGGCACCCTAGCATGTGATTTGGCGATCTGGCAATCTGGGGGCATGAAGATCGACCCGAACGGTCCTCGTCCGCGCAAGGCTGTGCATCGTCGAGCTTGGCTGCGTGCTAGGGCAGAGATGCTGAAGCAGGAGGCTATGGCTGCGAAGGTGCAGGCAGAGGCTCTGGTGCAGCAGGCGGAGCGGATTGAGGCTCAGGTGGCGGAAGAGGAGGCGACTCCTCGTGACATGCGCCTGGAGGAAGAGGCGCCGGAAGGGACTCTGTTTGAGGCCCCGTGGCCGGAGGAGTAGTGTGGGCGCTGCGGAGAAGCTGACGCCGGGGAAGGCCTGGGCGCAGTTGCAGAAGAACGGATTGCAGGTGACCAAGCCCGGCAAGCGAGGCCCGTCGCTCATCACGGCGCTCAAGAGGTATCTGGCGGACAACCCGGAGTACCTAGAGCAGATCGTGATGGGGATGGTCCACAAGGCCCGTATGGGCGACCACAAGGTGCTTGAGATGATCTGGGACCGTATCGACGGTGCTGTCGTGAAGAAGGCTCAGATCGAGACGGAGCACCATGTGAAGCGTTACGGGTTTGCGGAGCCTCGGCTGGTGGAGCCTGAGGTGCTTGAGATCGAGGGTCCTGAGGAGGACGAGTCGTGATCCCGCTGGCGGGTTACCAGACGCTGCTGGCGGGGGTCCAAGGGGGCTACCTGCCGCGTGGTAAGTCGCTGAAGGAACTGATGGGGATTGCCCTCGGGCAGTTCGAGCAGGACAAGCAGGAGTTCGCGCAGGAGCAGCGGGCCACGGGCGAGGCTGGTGAGGTGAGCTACGCCTATACCGACCCCTTCTTCGAGGAGACGAACCTTGAGGAGGAGGAGACGGCTGCGGACCAGCCCGGCTTCGCACCTCGTCTGCCTGGAATGCGCGGGATCATGGCGCAGTTCAACGCTGCGGGCTTGGGCGCCCCGCCCACCGACAATGCACCGTCTGAGTTTGAGACTTGGATGGCAACTAAGTACGGCGGTCAGTCCGCCTGAGAGAGAGGAGAGACCATGCCGAAAGTCGGAAAGAAGAAGTTCCCGTACACCGCCGCTGGGATGAAGGCCGCCAAGAAGGCGTCCAAGAAGACCGGCAAGAAGGTCATGGGCATGTCCTCCGGGGCTGCCCGTGGCACCGCTGCCCGCCGTAAGAAGGCGTCCAAGGCGGCCCGCATTCGCGGTGCCCGCATGGGCTACGGTCGCTGATGCCCCAGCTTGCGGTAGCGCACACACCATTTGCTCAGCAAGTGGTGACTCAGCCTGTGGTGGTGGGAATCACCCGGCACAGCATCGGGCGGCGCGTCGTCCGTCACGGCGTGGTCAACGCTTTGGTGGTGGCTGGAGAGAAGCACCGCCTAGAGACCCGCACGGCCAGCGCGCTTTCCGTATCCCAGGCGACCCCGGAGCCCACCCTCCGAGTAAGCCAGCCGCAGGTGTCTGGAAACATGGCGGCCAGCGATGTGTCGCGCGGCCTTGTGCAGAGCGCCACAGCGGTTTCCGCGCCCCCGATAAGTGGTGGCCCTGCTCGTCATACCCTTGGGGGGGAGGGCGCGTAGGGCCGCCACACCTTCTGCTATGGACATCCAAGAAGTCACCGAAGGCAATGATGTGTGGTTCGTGGCGCGCCTGCTGCGCCCCGACAATGTGATCCTGAGCCGGGACGCGATTGCGGGCTCTGGCGGGTCCAACACCGACGCCTTTCAGGTCCGCGTCTACGATGTGACGAAGGACTCGCTGGGGACCGGGGCGAATGGGCGGCAGGTCCACACCGAAGATGTCGCGGATGACGCGCTGACGAGCATCCTGCTGACCGCGACGACCTCTGCCTCTCTGACGAACGATGGATATTGGAACGGTGTGGATGATGTCGGCTACAACTTCATCTACCAGCTTGCCTTCGACTCCTCCAAGTACGAGGCGGGTCACCGCTACGCGGCTGAGTTCGCGTTTGAGACGACGAGCTACGGCACGATTCGCTGGGCTCAGGCGTTCTATGTGAGGTCTCTGCTCTCGACATGAGCGAGTCGGGCGAGGTTGTCCATGAGTACACGCCCTTCGGGGCGGCGCGTGAGCTTTGGTCGCTCATGCCGAACGAGCTATTGCTCGAAGGGCCTGCGGGTACTGGTAAGTCCAGGGCGCTGCTTGAGTGGATCAACTACCTCTGCGAGCGGTACGCGGGCATCCGCGTGCTGATGCTGCGCCAGACGCGGGAGTCGCTGACGGAATCGGTGCTGGTCGAGTGGGAAAACGAGGTCTTGTGGCCTGGGCACCCGGCGATCCACGGCACAGCGGGCCGGAACACGCGGCAGAACTACCACTACCCCAACGGCTCGCATGTCGTTGTGGGCGGTCTGGACAAGCCCGCTAAGACTTTCTCGACGCAGTACGATGTGATCTGCGTCTTTGAGGCCCGCGAGATCACGGCGGACACTTGGGAATGGCTCGCTCGCGCGAACCGTAACTTCAAGATGCCGTGGCAGATGCGGATTGCGGACACCAACCCCGCAGGCGAGTTCCATTGGCTGAACACTCACTTCCCTCAAGGGTTCCGGGAGGTGCCGGAGAGGCACCGCTGCGACAAGCGGATCCGGCTACTGTCTCGACACGAAGACAACCCGGCGTACTTCGATCACAAGAAGGGCACTTGGACCAAGAATGGCGAGTCATATGTGCTCGGCATCCTGGCAAAGTTGACCGGAGCGCGTCGCGCGAACTTGTACGAGGGCAAGTGGGCGAGCGAGGAGGGCATCATCTTCGAGGAATGGGACCCGGCGGTCCACATGATCGACCCCGAGGATATGCCGGAGCCCAAGTGGTACTTTGGAGCCTACGATAAAGGTCTGAGGCACCCCGGCTGCTTCCAGGTATGGGCGGTGAACGACGACCGCATGTATCGGGTGCTGGAGATCTACAAGACCGGCGAGACCAGCGACTGGTGGGCAGAGCAGGTCATGGTGGCGAACGAGGACTACCCGCTGTCCGCGCTCGTTTGCGACCCGAGTGAGCCGGAGTACATCAAGATCTTCAACGACCGGCTGGGATCTGCGCGTGGCCGCGACGGCAACCGCATCGCCCGGAAGGCGAAGAACCCCATCAAGACCGGCATCGACATGGTGCGGTGGGGTTTGAGCAAGGTCGATCACGGCCCGCGCATCTACATCGTGCGTGGAAGCGCGATTGTGCAGGACAAGGCGCGTCTCGACGCGAAGAAGCCGACCTGCCTAGAGGAAGAGATCCCGAGCTTTGTGTGGGCGCGCAGTCGTGACGGCGCCCCGGTGAAGGAGCGCCCCGATCCGACCTGCTCCGATCACGCGATGGACTGCCTGCGCTACGCGGCGATGTTCATGTGGAACCGTGACATGAGCATGGAGATCCACATCCCCGAATACCCCGAAGGAAGCCTTGGCGACATGCTGGGCCACGCCGAGGTCCACCTAGAGGCTTATAGCTGATGCTGAACACCAATCCGTCCAACCTCATGGCCGAGATCGACGCGGCTATCGCGTTCCGCGATCAGCACCTCGAAGGCTATGAGGAGAAGGTCGCCCGCTACCACGGGCCGTTCTACAACCGTCGTGGTGACTTCACGGCGGAGTACAGCCCGGAGAACACCTACTACGAGTACATCTCGTTGATGGTGCCCCGGCTGGTGTACGACAACCCGCGCGTACAGGTGCAGACGCGGCGCCCCGGCGCGCAGAGGGATGTGGCGATTGCGCTACGCCACGGCCTCAACCGCTGGGCACGGGACTTCCAGTTGCGGAAGGTCCTGACCGAGCTTGCCACCGACATGCTGCTGGGCTTCGGCGTGTGCCTTGTGCGGCCTGACCACCGCAAAGGCCAGGAGATGCCGCCGAGCACGGACAGCCCCACGGCTACCGGTGACACGGCGTGGCCGACTTGCGAGCGTATTGCGCCGCGCCGGTTCTTCATGGACCCGCAGGCCGAGCGGTGGGAGGACTGCCGCTTCTACGGCCACATGTGGCGCATCGACAAGGACGACCTCGAAGACCTTGCGCGCTCCGGTAAGGACCAGGGCTGGAACCTTGAGGCCATTGAGGAACTGAACTCCAGCCAGAACCCGAACCAGAAGTACGGCTACGGCCACAAGGGCGGGCCTGACCGGGACGAGATCTATTGCTACGAGATCTTTGTTCCTGAGATCAAGCTGGACGACGCACCGAGCGAGAAGGCTGGGTTCCACGGCGCGATCTACACGATTGGCTGTAACCAGCCCCTGGGCAGCGCGGACGACGACGCGAAGGCGTCCCTGATCCGCGAGCCGCGTCCGTTCTACGGGCCGCGCACGGGGCCCTACATCCTGTTCGGTGCGTACAAGGTGCCGGACAACCCGTACCCGCTGGCGCCGCTTACGGCGGTCGAGGCGCAGGTGCGTGAGTTGAACGACCAAGTGCTCGCGGCTTCGTCCAGCATGATGAAGCACAAGCGCATCGTGGGTGTGAACGACCCGCGCACGGCGCAGCTTGTGAAGAATGTCGAGCACGACTATGTGGCCGTGGTGCCGTTCGAGGACGGCAAGGCGCTGGTGCAGGAGTTTGTCATGGGCGGACAAACGGACCAGCAGGCCAACTGGATCGCCACCTGTCGCAACCGCGCAGACAGAGTGTTGGGCATGGATGAGGCTTTGCGTGGTGCCGTCTCTGGCACCGGTACAGCCACCGAGCACAGCATTGCGTCGGAAGCGGCCAGCACCCGCATCGCATTCATCAAACAGAACTTCACAAGTGCGACCGTGCGGCTGCTGAACGGGGTGGCGTTCTACCTGTATCACGACGACGACATCGTGTTCCCGATTGGCGTCGAGGCGGCGCGCGAGCTTGGCCTTGGCGATCAGGATGTCCTGATGTTCCAGGGCGGTGGTCATGAGGGCAGCGACTACAGCTTCGAGGACTTGGAGCTGGAGATCGAGCCTTACAGCATGGAGCGTGCGTCGGAGGGCCTTGCCCAGAAGCGTGCGCTTGAGATGCACAGCATGATCCTGAACAGCCTGCAACTGATGCAGGTCTTCCCCGACTACCCGTGGAAGGACCACTTCAACAAGATCGGCAACGCGATGAACGCGCCCGACATGGCGGAGTTGGTCGATCAGGAGCTGCTGAACCGTCTTGCTCAGGACCTCTCGGCCCAGCGCCAGATGGACACGATGGCTGCGGCGCAGTCGATGGAGCCGCGTCTGAAGAAGGATGTCGGCCCGAACGGCGTGACCCGTGGTGCGCCGAGCAAGCGCGTGCCGATGGCGATGCAGGAGATCGGCTCGATCATGCAGCAGATGATGCAGCAGGCACCCGCAGGCGCGCCCCAAGGCGTGCAAGGCCCCAACTCCGCGATGTGATGCCTACGCCGAAGAAAGACAGCCGACTCACCCGCGCGGGCGTGTCTGGCTACAACAAGCCGAAGCGAACGCCTGGGCACCCCAAGAAGAGTCACATCGTCGTGGCTAAGGAGGGGAGCAAGGTCAAGACGATCCGCTTCGGTGAGAAGGGCGCGAAGACCGCAGGCAAGCCGAAGCCCGGCGAGTCTGCTGCCATGAAGGCCAAGCGCAAGTCGTTCAAGGCACGCCACGCCAAGAACATCGCCAAGGGAAAGATGTCCGCCGCCTACTGGGCCGACCGAGTCAAGTGGTAACCATGTCCGTCAAGATTGACTTGAACACCATCATGACTGGGCTGGTACTCGGCCTTGTCACATGGATCTTCACGACCGTCCAGCGCGTGGACAAGCAGATCGCGCTGGCTGGTTACCGGGTGGACGCCTTAGCTGCGAGCACCTTTGACCCCGACTGTCCCTATTGCAACCACGCGCTACATGGACAAATCGAGCGGTAAGAGCCGGGTCAACGAGGCGGGGAACTACACCCGCCCCACCATGCGGAAGCGCCTGTTCGAGCGCATCAAGGCTGGCGGCAAGGGCGGCAAGCCGGGCCAATGGTCGGCGCGCAAGAGTCAGATGCTGGCCCAGCAATACAAAAGAGCTGGCGGAGGCTACAGAGACTGATGCCCCTGAAGAAGTCGCAAAAGTCCCTGAAGAACTGGACGGCGGAGAAGTGGCGGACCAAGTCCGGCAAGCCCTCGACCCAAGGCTCGAAGGCAACCGGGGAGCGTTACATGCCCTCCAAGGCGATTGCAAGCCTCTCAGCGGGGGAGTACGCTGCCACTACGAGGGCAAAGCGGAAGGCGACGAAGGCGGGGAAACAGGTCGCCCGCAACACCAAGAAGGCCGCTGCGGCTACCCGTGCGGCCCGCATCAACCCAGGTAAGAAGCGCGCAAAGCGCAAGGCAAAATGAGCAAGCGATTCGGAATCATCGTCAAGAAGACGCCCAACTTCGCCAGCAACCAACTGCCCCGGAACTGGAAGCACCACAAGGGCCAGTTCGACAAGGACGGTCGCCCGGTGTTCACCAACCGCCGGGAGATCGAGAACAGCATGGCCCGTGCGCGTGACAAAGAGGGCATCACCATCGAATACGACCAACTCTGATGACTGACATCACCCCCCAAGAGACTGTGGCGGCAGAGCCCGCCGTTGCGCCTGAGCCCCAACCTCAGGCCAAGTCGCCCGTGGACGAGCGTGAGGATGCGTACCTCATGCAGATCGACGGGGACGACCCCGATGTGACCAACGAGCCGACTGAGGAGATCCAGACCTCCGAAGCCGCTCCTGAGGCCGAGGCCGCCGTCGGGGACGACGCCGAGCCCGCCACCGAAGAACAAGCCAGCAACATCGACACGGATGAGCTGGCTGATGCCTGGAGCGTCCTCCGACGCGACGGGTTTAGCAAGGATGACCTCGCCGCCCTGAGCGACGACGCCGTCCTGCGTCTGGCTGCCCATCGCAAGAAGGTGCAGACCGACATCGACAGGAAGCTCTCTGAGTCCAAGACAAAGGACGAGGAGGCTGCCCAGCAGAGCCCCAAGGAGCCCAGCGAGCCGCAACAAGCAGAGGCCGCGCAGGGACAACCCGTTGAGGACAACCTGCTGCAAGCAGCCAAGTCGTTTGCCGACCATGTCGGGCTGGACGAAGAGGGTGCCCAAATCCTGGCTAAGTCCTACGAGGCGTTGCTTCAGCCGTTCCAGCAGCAGATCGCTGCGATGCAACAGCAGATGGCAGCGGCTCAACTGGAGTCAGCCAGGGCTCGACTTGCGAGTGACTACCCGCAGGTCGCGGACACCAAGAGCAAGGAATGGGATCGTGTGGTCGCGCGCATGAATCGCATGTTCACCAGCGGCGAGTCCTACGACACGGTAGAGGCTCTCATGGAGGATGCGATTGCGTTCGAGTTCCGAGACCAGATCCGGGCCGAGGCAGAGTCCGCAAAAACCAACCTTCGTAACCTTCGTAAGAATGGCGCACCGTCCAGGCCGACCGGAGCTACGCCGCCCGAGCCGGGTATCAGCAGCGATGAGATGGAGGACAGGATCCTCGAACTCCTCGAAAGCGATGCCCCGGATCGGGTGCAACGGGCACGGCTCCTGAGCGGGCGCTAGGGCATCTCACTAGGAGAAAGAGATGGCTTCTGCACTTAGCACCTTTACTGACTTCATTGACACCACCGGCCCGTCGTTCCTGACGAGCGCCGAAGATGTGGTGAACGAGGCCTGCAAGAACAACTACTTGCTGCGCCGCTTCCTTCGTGGGCAAGGTCCCTCCGAGACCGTTCAGGGTGGTTCCTCTATCAAGGACACCATCATGTTCGACGAGGAGAGCACCTTCCAATACTACGAGCCGAACCAGACCTTCACCTGGGAGAACCCCCAGGTCGTCGAGAACTGGGAGATCCAATGGCGCTTCTGTGTGGACCACATGGCCTACACCGACGCCGAAGTGGAACTCAATGTCGGCACCGGCATGTCCCGCGCTGCGCGTCACACCGCCTACAAGCGGCTGAAGCGCATCAAGGAGCAGCGCCTCTGGACCTCGATCCTGAACGGCATGGAGGACGCTCTGTTCGCTGTTCCGTCCAACAGCGCGATGGAGGCCACCACCGGCACCCGCCCCTACAGCATCCCGGCCTTCCTCAACGAGGAGACCAACGGTCTGTACAGCGGCTTCACCAGCGTCCAGGGTCTTGCCCCGGCGACCTACTCCAAGTGGGTTCCGCAGCAGAAGACCTACGGCTCGACCGATGTTGACAACGCTGACAACATCATCAGCAAGATGGACGAGCTGTTCCTCGATGTGCAGTTCACCCCGCCGCCCAGCCACCAAGAGTATTTCGATGACCCGTCGCTGAACGCGATGTTCATTGCCTGCTCGAAGGCCGGTCAGCGCATCTACACGCAGCTTCTGCGCTCCAGCCAGGACACCTTCGTCACGGCCTCGCGTCAGGATCCCGCCTACCAGTCGCCCAAGTACGCTGGCATCGACCTCGTCCACGCTCCCAAGCTGGATGAGTACACCGGCTACGACGGCGGCGACGGCACCGAGCTTGGCGCGACCAAGCAGGGTCCCCGCTACTACTTCATCAACGGCAACTACATGAAGTTCGTCTTCCACACGACGCGCTACATGTACCAGCACCCCGCGATGCGTCACCCCAACCAGCCCTTCACCACCATCGTTCCGGTGGATAGCTGGTACAACTTCGTCTGCCGGTCGCGTCAGCGTCAGGGCATCCTTTCGCCGTTCGCTAGCGAGTACACCGCCTGATCTTTAGGAGGACACACCAATGGCTAGTTTCTTTGGAATCGCCAAGCCCGGAGCGAAGGGCATCGACATTCGCACCCACACCGTCACCCTGAAGGCTCATGCGGCCATCACCAAGGGTCAGGTCGTGGCCGTGTCGCGGACCATCACGGACCTCAGCCCCGAGGGAACCGTGGTGGTGTTCGACACGACTGCCGCCCCCGGTACTGGTGCTGATGGCGTTGACGACATCAAGTGCGGCATCTTCGTGTGCGCGCTTGAGAATGTCGCCAGCGGCGCGGAAGGCAAGTTCGCCCTCTCGGGCATCGTGGACGCCGAGTACGACGGTGACACCACCGCTGTCGGTGACGCTCTCGCCGCGACCGCTGCCAGCCTCGCGCTGGATGTGGCCGCTAACGGCGAGAAGGTCATCGCTTACGCCCTTGAGGCTGGCGATGACGGCGATGTGAAGAAGGTCCTGTTCGACGGCCTCAACGGCTTCTCGGGCAACCAGGACGCCTGATCTGAGCTAGAAACGGCGCGGGGGCTTCGGCTCCCGCGCCACACCCCACCTGCTGCAAATGGCACACGCACTCATCATCACGGCGTCCCCGAGCGGGGGTCTTACCTACGGCGACAACGATGTCGTGCAAGTTCTCGACGGCCATGTGAACCCCGGAGGCGCGGTGACTGGCGCTGACAGCGGGTTCCGGTTCGTGTACTGCTCCGACAAGGATCACGATGACCCCGATGTGCAGGCGCTGATGGCGCCGTGGGAGGGCGACCTGATCGACCCGGACGACCCGGATCAGGGCCGTGTGCAGCTTGGGAAGCGGCGCTACACGGTGACGCTGGCGGACGCGGCGCACCTGACTTGGGTGGACGCGGACAGCGCGGAGGCCGCTGCGATCACGAAGACCTGGGCTGAGATTCAGGCGCTCACCGGAGACAAAGCGGCGGTCTGATGGTCACGGTCATCACGAAGACGATTGGGTCCGGTAAGGACTACGCTTCGTTCACGCTGGCCGAAGCTGATGTGGAGAACATCGGCACCTCGGCTGACCTCGTTGCGAACGATGAGGCGATTGTCTTCGAGGCTGACGCGGGGACCTACTCGGAGAGCGTCACCTTCCAGAGCACGCTGACCACGGACGCTACGCGGAATGTGACCTACAAGCCTGCCGCTGGGTCAGAGCATGGCGGCGTGTTTGGCGCTGGGGTTCATTTCAATGGGGCAAGTACTGTATTGACTGTCCGTGACAACAATACGGCCCTTTTGAATTTGTCTGTATACACCACAAGCAATGATGGCATCTATGTATATACCGCTGACGGAGTTCTGGTGTCTGGCTGTATGGGTTCCGCCAGCAACCGCCCATTCTTCATTGAGGACAGCGGGTCAGCAAGCAATCCTATTATAATTCAGAATTGTGTGTCTATGGACCGCATTACAAACGGCTTTGCCTTCCGGTTGTATTGCAATGCGGGCGATGTCCATGCAGGGATTTATAACTGCACGGCATTAAGCGCAACCAACGCCGCATATCACAATGTCGGCTCCGGTGACTTGTACTTGGACCTCGTGAACTGCCTGTCATTGGGCACTTCCGCTTGGGTCAATATAGGCGGCGGAGCTTTAACGCTAACTGGCTCCAACAACTTCGGCGGCTCGACCAACCCGTTCCCGGTAGCCACCCAGGGCTCGCCGTACCCAATCACCGCCTCAACCGCCTACGACCCAGGCGCAGGCGACTTCGCGCTGTATGTGGGCAAGAACGGGGCTCTGCTCGACTCGCCCAACAACGATGTGATCGACGGCGGCGTGGGCCCGTCCGTGAACAGCGATGTGCCGACGACGGACATCCTGGGCAACGCGCGGTCGGGCGCTACGGCGAACCCTGGGGCGTTCGAGGTGCCTCAGGCGACGGCGACCCTGACCCGAACCATCGGCCCCGTTGGGCGTGACTACGCCACCTTCACCTTGGCCGAGGCGGATGTGGACAACATCCCGACCAGCACGGACTTGGTGAATGAGAACGAGGCCATCGTGTTCGAGGCTGATGCCGCGACCTACGCGGAGAGCGTGAACTTCTCTAGCACGCTGACGACAGACGCCACGCGGAATGTGACCTACAAGCCCGCGGCTGGATCCGAGCATGGCGGCGTGTTCGGAGCGGGTGTCGTCGTGTCTCAGGTAGGCTCTATTCCGCTGACGGTAGCGGACAACTACACGGTCCTGGACGGCTTACAGATCACCGATAACCAGTTCTCGGCATTGCCTACTTGGACTGGTCGCGGCGTAGTCTGCAAGAATGTCCTAGCATCGCTAGGGGAGTCGTCGTCGTCTTGGGGACTTGCTATGGTTTCTAGCAATAGCTCAAGCGAGGGCGCTACATTCATCAACTGCAATTTCCGTCTAGGGAGCGCCGTCTGCGCTATCTATGCGCGATCTTTTACTTCACTCGGACCGACTAACTTCGCCGCTTACAACTGTTCATTCACGGGCAACGCGGCAAGTACGGCGCTACAACTTTATGCCTCTTGCATAGTGGTTCAAACACATGATGCTGGACTGGATGTTACGGCAGATGTCGTCAATAGCCTTGATATTACAGGAGGCCGAGCATTCAATCATGTCCCTACTGGATCAGGGCTAGGGGTTCTAACGCTTACCGGCTCCAACAACTTCGGCGGCAGCACAAACCCGTTCCCAGTCGCAATCCAGGGCTCGCCGTACCCCATCACCGCAACCACGGACACCGACCCCGGCCCCGGCGACTGGGCCATCTACGACGCCGCTACCGGCGCCCTGATCGACGATCCAGACAACGATGTCCTCGCGGGGGGCATCGGGCCTGATGCAAACCCGGATGTCCCCACCACGGACATCGTCGGCAACACCCGCTCTGGCGCCACCACCGACCCAGGGGCGTTTGAGATCTCAACCCTGACGCCCCCGGAGCCTCCTGGGCCAGAACTCATCACGATTATGCGACAGATCTACCAGCAAGACGCTTCCTTCTCCATCGGCGCGTCCTCGGCGGGTGTGGAGAAGATCACGCACCAGCTTGGCCCTGCGTCTGCGGACTACTTCACGATCAACTCCACTACCTCCGCGACCGTCTCGGTGCCGCGCACAGCGCACGCTCTGCGGGTCATCTGCGTCGTCGCCGCCAAGGCATGTGATGTCACGCTGGATCTGGACGCCAGCAACAGCGTGTACCTCGGCAGCATCGGTGGGGTCGCCTCGGTCCAGACCGATCTCACCTATTTCTGGAGCTTCGGGCAGGTCGTGAGCGATGGCACTTACCCGCGCGTAAGGATTGCCGACGACGGCTTCAGCGGAGACCAACTCGTCTACCTTTGGTGGCACCTAGCATGAGACAGAACTACAAACTCACGGCCCCGAAAGGGTCACTCAGCATCAGCTCGACGGGTACGGACAACATCGTCTACACCGAGGTCACGCTTAGTGGTTCGGGTGCGGTGTCCACGACCATCCCCGATACCACCAGCACCATCGTGATGCAGACGCAGACGGCGTCCGTCAGCACGGATGCGTACATCGAGTATGACGGCGGGGAAACGCTCATCGACAAGTGGGGCGGCAGCCTCATCGGTCCTGGGCAGTACCGCGTCTTCAACCTGTCCCAAGTGACGAGTGACGGCACCTACCCCAAGCTGAAGCTGGACGCCGGGTCCGCGCAGACCGTCCACCTCTGGTTCTACTCATGACCCTTCTCGTCTCCGACGCCATCGCCCACATCCGGCACACCCTCGCCTCCGAGGATGTCCCGAGCATCGGCGCGTACCGCATCCTCAACGATGCGGGCCAGTACATGGTCAACATGCACAACTGGCGATGGT